AAGTCAGGTTTTGACACATACTACAATCCCAACGATCTGTGGTTTATTGCACAGGGAGCAAATTCTCCAGTAAATATCTTCAGACGTGGTGGTATTACAACTATGACAGGCAACGATGTTGAGACAGGTACAGTAAAGACACGTTTCGATATGGAGCTTGGTGCTGACGTTGTAAAGGGCAGAGAATTTGAAATTGGTCTGCTTACAAAGCAGGGTTAATTACATAATAATTATTGATGTGGCGAGGGTGTAAACTCTTGCCACATTATTATATTTGAAAGGAAGATTAAAATTTGGCAAATGTAAGAAAAAATACAACTACTGCCACAATGAATAACGATATTACAGAAGTAAAGTCTAAAAGGGAAATTCAGCTTACCGATAGAGTGTTTCTTGAAAACACTCGTAATTGGGAATTGGGTTTTAGGGCTGTGGAAACACAAAGAGATATTACTATTCCACCAAACGCAAAGAAATTTGCGCAGCTTAATGTTGGAGAGGTTATGGCTCAGATACAGGAAGGTAACGGAATGTTCTGTGGTACTGACGGCTTTGGCAATAACGCTTATCTGAAAATTCTTGATGAGGATATAAGAAGATACGTTTTTTCACTTGACGAGAGTGATAATAATGAACCTGTTATTCTTGATATTAACAGTGTAAAGGCACTTCTTGGCATTAGCAATAAAGCCGATTTTATGGCTGAACTCTCAAGACTTGTAGTTACTGAAGGCGATAAAAAAATGATTATTCCACTTGCCAAAGAAGTTGGAATTGACAACGTGGCAGTTTACAAGCGTAACGAAATAGAAAATATTTCAGGCTATAAGTTTTAAGAAAGGGTGTGGTTAAAATGGCTACTACCTATGAAGATGTGGTCGCTGTTTTTGAGTCCACATTTCTTGAAAGGGTTGCGTTAAGTGACGACCTTGTTTTTCAGTGGTTTAAAATGGCTTGTGGCGAGTTTTCAACTCAAATTAGTCAGCTTTACTTTAATAATGAGAAAAAAATATTTACTGATATTGACGGAAATGATATTGTTTTAAATCAGATTGTTGTTAATATATTGGGCTATACAATAAAGAGATTTTATTGTGAAAGACAATATAGCAAAATTGTCAAACGTAGCAACATAGTTTCCAAGGATTTATCAATAAACAACTCAGAGGGTGACAAAAGACAAGCTAAAGTTGAGATTGATTGGGTGAACTTTAAAATAGTTGACCTTTATGAGCAACTTAAAGATACTGCGTATAATTGAGGTGGTTGAATGAGTAAAGAATGGTATTTAATTCGGCAACCGTATTATACGGAAGGTTCTGAAAAACCAGATTTGTTGTTTGATAGTAAAATGTCATTCAATGACGTTTTAGAGGATAGCGTTATTGAAGATGATATTATTCTGTGCAGTGGAGTGTTTAATGGCGAGAATTTTGAAAATGAATTTGCTACAAAGGGCATAATTCAAAATGAAATACCTGACACGCCAACACAAGCTTGGCAAAGACAGATTTTGACTTATATTAGTACAATATCGGACTATAAGTACATTAAATATGACAATAAGATTTGGCTAATATTGACCGAGCCTACAAATAACAAACTGTATGAAAAATCTATTTTGTATTTGTGTAATTACGTTATTAAGTGGCAAGACGAAAACGGCATAGTTCATTATAAGCCGTGTAATATTCAAAATGCTTCACAGTACAACTCAGGCACAAATGAGACAAAAGTAATTACCATTGGTTACGATCAGTTGATGATGTACATTTCGCTTGACGAAGAAACGAAATATTTTCCTCATGATAAGCGTTTTTTCATTGATTATAATGACAAAGAGCCTACACCTTATAGAATTACTAGACCTGATACTGTCAGCTTCTCTTTTGGAAATAGCAGATGTATGCACATTATCTTGTCAGAGGGTCAATATAATCCGCAGACAGATAGAATTGACCTTATGCTATGTGATTACTTTAAGCCCAATAATGCAACCAAACCTGTTGAAATATCTTACAGTGGCAATGCAGAAATTCGTTGTGGTGGTACAGTAAAAACATTTACTGCAAAAACAGATAAGAGTGTCACTTGGTCTTTGAAATTACTTGATAAGCAACAAGATTTTATTACCATGATAGTAAATGAAAATAAGGTAAAGATAAAGTGTTTAAGCAACAATGCTTTAATCGGTAGCTCTTTTAAATTGGTTTGTACAGTTGATGATGTTTTGTCTGAATTGTTAATTAATATAGTGGGAGGTGTGTAAAATGCCAATAAATTCTGTTATATCGGAGTGGAAAAATAAAGCTATTTCTATGATATTATCACAAGATAATATATTAGATTTATTTGAAAAGGACGATGAAGAACTAGAAAATATTGTGTATTCTAATATATACCCTTTTTTATATATACCTTACACTCAAACTAATGTAGAATTGTATCTTAACATTGAAGTTTCAGTTCCGAAAGTAATATGGGGAGCATTTAAGGGTTATCCCCAAATGATAATCCAAATAATTTGTCACCAAGATAAAATGAGACTTAACAAAGCTGGTATTTCCAAAACTAGAATGGATTATGTGTCTGAATTGTTAGGTCAGTTATTTAACAACTCAGATGGTTGGAGTGGCAATAGAATACAACTTATTTCGGACGTACCAGATAATTTGTCACCTGTTTATAAAAGGCGTACCTTAATATTTCAAGGTGAAGAACTTACGATAAATCCATGTGAGGGTAATTAGTTATGGACGAACTTTCGATTTATCGTAATAAAAAAGAAACATTTATGTTAGGCAAGTTTGAAATTCACAACCCAACTTTGGACGAGATTTCAGACGAGTCAAAACTAGGTGAAAAACAGTTTTGGGTCATTGTGTCTGACATAATTTCAACTCCATATGATAGAAGGCTATATCTTTGGAGCAAGGGTATTGATTTTAACTCAGTAGATAGTTTTGACTTGTTTTGTGATATTGTCGAAAATCATTTGCTAACTGATGTTTCATTTATAATCCGTAATATTGATTTTGGTAAGATGAAACGCTATATTGACACGAATAGCGGTGATATTATTTTATTTGATGTTTACAATAATATTCAAATAGGTAAAGCAGATTATGAACTGCTTACTGAATATTTCAGGAAAATGCTTAATATCGCTGATAACAATATTAAAGACGGAAATGAACACACCCGAAAATGGAGATTGCAATATGAATTAGACAAGCTTGAAAGACAATTAGCTAGGGGTGAGTATCAAGAAAAAGAATTTCGTTCTATTTTGTTGCCATATATTTCAACATTAACAAATATTGAAGGGTTTAAATACAACTGGGACACGGTTTGGTCGTTACCTATTAATGTTTTTTATGATTGTCTTTTAAGAAATCAAATCATAAATCAAGCACAGAAACTTACCACAGGTTTGTATAGCGGTACTTTTTATTATAAGGACATTAAGAATAAAGAAGAATTAAATTGTTTCCGTACATGGTAACGGAAACAATAGAAAATAAAGGAGGAAATAATATGTTTAATCCAGACAAATTGCTTTTTAAACAAGCTATTTCAGGTCAGATGTTTTCGCCTACTGACGGAGTGCTGTTTTGGACTCTTGAAGATTTGAAAGACGTAAACATTCAGACCAATGCTACTTCACAGGATAAGACAGATGCAACAGGTGCGGTAATTGCAAAATACTATGATGCTGATACAGTTCAGATTACAGGTAATACATCGTTCCTTACGCTGTCACTTCTTGCTGCTCAGTGGGGTACAGAAAAGAACGTTGCAAGTTCTACTAACAAAATTCTCATTCCTAAAAGAGAGAAGATTAAGGTGGGTAGCGACATAACAAAGATTACTCTGAGTAAAGTTCCTGTGGGTGGAATATCATTCATTTATCTGCTCAATGAAAGGAAGGAACAGGTTGCTTCTTACAAATATGCAGCGGTAAATTCAGAAAAGGAATTTTCACTTGATGCGGCTAAGAAAGAAATTACACTTCCGACAGATACTGCTATCAAGGAAGGAATGACTATTCAGGTATATTATACATATGAGTCTGAAAATGCAGTTGACATTACAAAGAGTACGAATGATATGCCAAAATCAGGTGAATTTTGGCTTGAATCAATCTTTACAGATATTTGTGATAAAAATATTGAATATCATGGTTGGGTTGTCGTGGCATCTTCACAGCTTTCTCCTGAGACTCAGATACCGCTTGACAAAACAGGCGACTTCCCATTTACTATTGACTCTCTGAAGGACTATTGTAGTGACGAGGGTCAGCTTCTGAGATTTGTTATTCCAGAGGATTAATTTATGGAAAACAACCATGAATGTATTATTTGTGGTAATGGATATTATGCGTGTAATAAATGTGATAAAATAAATAGTTGGAGGAGATATGTGGACACACCATCTTGTTATCAATTATATTTAATCATAGAAGAATATATGCACGAAGTCATTTCCAAGGTTGAAGCAAGAAAACTTCTTGCCAATATTGGTATTACTTCCGAAACATTAAAAAAGAAAGATTATAAAGAGTCGGTCTATAATGTTTTGGCTGATATTACAAACCTTAAAAATAGTACAATAAATAAAAAAACTAAATAAAATAGAAAGGGCGGTTATTATGATAAGTATTGACCGCCCTTATTTTTTTTATAAAGAGGTAGAAATGACAGATAGAAGTAAGTTTAATGTAGATAAAGACAAATCAAAACGTAGTTATAATGGTATTATTTTTGACTCAGTGTTAGAAATGAAATATTATCGTGACGTACTTTGTCCTTTAGTGGAAAGCGGTGAAGTGATTTCGTATGAGTTACAGAAACCATATGAACTGCAACCGAAGTTCGTTCACGATGGCAAAACTGTGTTGCCAATTAAATATGTCGCTGATTTCGTGGTTACTTATAAAAATGGTGTCACTGAAGTTATAGATACAAAAGGTATGCCAGACTCAGTGGCAATACTTAAACGTAAATTGTTTTGGTATTGCTATCCAGACATTACATATAAGTGGATTACTTATGCTAAAAAGTTTGGTGGGTGGATTGATTATGATGAGTGTAAGAAACTGAGAAACGCAGAAAAGAAACGCAAGAAAACGGAGGAAAATTGAATGAAAAATAAGCTTAGTTTTGCGGAAATGCAGGCATTTATAAATAATGTAGTCAAGGGTACAGTTGAGTACGGAGCAGGATATGAAGAAATTTTGCGTAAATATTACGTTGTCACTCTTTACGGAGAACATAAATTTTCATCAGATGATATTGCAGAGATTTATGATAGTGGAGAGCTGGATAGGGAATGTAATAATATTGATTGGGAGTCGATTGATGACGCACAGTATAGCATGATTAATGCAGCTATTGACAGCGGTATTGACATGAATGTTAGATACAAGGCGGCTGAAAAGGTTATGAGCATGGCAAACATAGCTATAACGGAGCTTGCAAGCAAGGCAAAAGAAATGATAGAACAGATTAGTGTTACTACGAAAGATATTGACACTGAAAGCTTAAATGAAGTGTTAAAAACACTTAAAGATAGTAATGACATGGCAAATAAAATTGTAATTTCAAACAATAAGGACGGTGACTAATATGTTCTTTGCAGAACAGGAAATAACACTTGGAATAGTTCCTAATGCTAGGAATATTCATAGGTTTGTGTATTTTACACAGGTACGCCCCTCTGTGGTTAATCTGACAACAGATAGAACGGTCAATGGTAAATCAATTATAGGTCTTTGTAGCCTTGGTTTAAGAAATGGTGACAAAGTTACGATAGAAACACATAGTAAAGTTTCTCAGAAGCAAGCTGACGAGGATTTAAAGCTTGTTGTAAATTGGTTGCGTGGTGAGGAATAAATGGTTGTAAAAAACCTTAAAGAACTAGAGCGAGAACTAAGAACAAGAATTGATTACGCTCTGCTTACAGATGTTACCGAGGTTGTTACCACTGTTATGCTAGATCATATTGAAAGAGATGTTTACGATAGTTATGTACCACATGAATATGTAAGACGATATGATAATGGTGGCTTAATGGATATTAACAATATTAATTCTTCTATTGAAGGTGACACTTTAGTTGTAGAGAATAATACAATGGCTAATCCATATATTTTTGTTCAGAGCAAAATGGTTAAGTCAGATAATGCAGACCAAGAATTAGCACCTATCATTGAAACTGGTTGGGGGTACGATTTTGGAAACTGGACGTATCATGGTGTTGCTAGACCATTTGTATATAATACAAAAGAGGATTTAAGTGATAACAAATATCACATTATAGCTTTAAGGCAAGGACTTAAAAGACAAGGAATAGAGGTGAAGTGAAATGGCAGATGGTTTAAAAATACGAGTTCCTGTGGAACTTGACACAAGTAAAGTTAAGGACGATATACCTAAATTAAATAATATACTTGCAAATGACAATAAGGCTCATGCTAAAATCATTGGTGAGTTGGATTTGAATAAAACACAAAAGAAAATTCAATCTCAACTTGCTACAATCAGCAAAAATCTAAAAATAGATATTGGTGGTTTAAATGTAACTTCTATTCAGAGTGGTATAAAGGTTGCTGAAAAACAGGTAGTTAGCTCTGTTAAAAATATAAAGCATGAGATACAGAATATTGACACAACTCTTGCAGAAACTTTCAAGGCAGGTTTTAATAAAGACGGACAGATAGATATTGTTAAAACTATTGAAAATGCAAGAAAAGTTTTGAGTCAGTTTGGTAATCCGACATTTTCATGGACTAAAGATAGTTCGGGTGAAGTTACTCAAATTACGGCAGAAGTTACAAGCTTGACAGGTCAAGTTGAAAAACTGAAATATGCTCTGAACGAAACAAATGGGTCATTTGACTATCTATCGGGTAGCAGTTCTGAAAAGGGTATATTAAAGCTGATTGCGGATATTGATAAGGCTAAGTCAAAATACACAACACTTCTTTCCGAGTTTAAGTCATCAAATTCGGGCATTGAAACAGGACTCACTAAGGAAATCACAGATGTTAATAATGCTATTAATAACCTTGGTAAAGGTGGCTCTGTTGCGGAAGTTGATAGTTTATTTAATACTCTCAAGACTACTGCGAACGAGATTAAGCAAAATCTTGATACCACTTCAAGTTCGTTTAATAAAGTAACAAATGCTGAAAACACTTTGGCAAAAATGCCTGCCACAATACAAGAAATTTCAAATAACTTTTCTAAGCTGAAAAATCAGCCACAAGAAATTGTGGATTTAATTCAAGGTTTAAACACTCAATTAATCAAGGTAAAAGATACCGAGGAGAATTTTGGACGCAATAAACAATGGTCTGAAGAATATCGTGAGTTAGTTGTTTCGGTTAAAAAAGCAGAAACAGAAATAAAGAGCTTACAGTTACTTGAAAAATCTGATAATTCTGAGGCACAGCAGCAAGCTCATTATTATAATAAGATGTTTGGTGAAATCAAACAGATTAATAAGCTTAAAAAGCAACAGGTCAATGCTGGCGAGCAAGAAATTGTTGAGCTAAAAAGACAGATTAAAAATCTTGAGAGTAGAGTTTCTTATGACGAGAAGCAGCTTAAAAAGAAGAAACTGATTACAGAAGAACTTGAAAGACAAAAAAATGAATTAATAAACATTGGTAGGGAAGAACTTAGATTAGCCAATTCTCGTTCTGCTGATAAATCGTCAGCTACATCTACTAAAACAGAAAATAATGTAGCTAGACTTACGCAAAATCTCACTACCTTAGAAGCAAAGTGGAAAGAGTCGCCTATCTTTAATGGAGAGTTCCAAGAAAAGTTTAATGAGTTAAAAACAAGTTTGTCTAATGTAGGTGGCGATCCTAAAGCATTAGACGAATATCGTATTAAACTCAATGAACTAACAAATGAGTTAAAGAGGGCAGATGTAGCTTATAAAGCTAGTTTTTCTAGCAATAAATCACAACAGAATATAGAAGCTACAAGGCAGAACATTAAAAAGTTAATATACACAATTCAGACATGGCAACAGGCTAATACTAAAGCCATGGGCAAGAATACTTTTAATGGCGGTACATATCAGGTTGAAACTGATAATATGATAGCCTCACTCAAAAAGTTGCTTAATGCTAGCGATCTAACTGCGAGCGATTTGAAAGTCAATGTTGATAAAATCAATCGTAGTTTTAGGACAATGAGTTCTGAAGCACAGGCAGCAGGTGTGAATGGGTTAAGCTTTTTCGATAAGATTAAAGAGGACGCTTTAAAATTCACAAGCTGGATGAGTTTAACTACTGTGATTTCAGGTATATCAAGAGAAGCTGTTAAGTTCTATAATAATGTTGTAGATATTGATACAGCTATGACAGAATTGCGTAAGGTTACTGATAACACAAATCAGCAATATGCCGAGTTCTTTGATAATATAGGTCAAAAGGCTAAAGATTTAAAGATTGATTTGTCTGATCTTATTTCTCAAACCGCAGAATGGGGCAAACGTGGTTATAGTTTAGATGAAGCTGAAACACTTGCCACAAACTCAGGCATTTATTCAGTTGTTGGTGAAGTAGATAATGCAACAGCAGTACAAGACCTAACAACAGTTATGAAAAGCTATAACATGACAGTTGATGAGTCTATCAATATTGTCGATAAGTTTAACGCAATATCAAACAAGTATGCTGTTTCAGCAAGTGATATTGGTGATATGCTATCAAGGTCAGTATCTTCACTGAGCGTAGCAGGAAATACACTAGACCAAGCAATAGCAATGGGTACAGCCATTACAGAAATAACTGGAGACGCAGCCGAAGCAGGAAACAGTTTGAAAGTCCTGTCAATGCGACTTCGTGGAGCGAAAACAGAACTAGAAGATGCAGGCGAGTCAACAGAGGGCATGGCAGTATCAACCTCAAAACTGAGGGAAGATATTAAAGCTCTTACTAACGTAAATGGCACAGGTGGCTTTGACATAATGAAGGACTCTCAGAACTTTAAGAGTACCTATGAAATTATGAAAGGTATCGCCAATGTTTGGAACGACCTTACTGATACATCAAAAGCCGCTGTCATAGAGAAAATTGCAGGTAGAGTTTACCTGAATGTACAGAAATGTGCATAAAGAATATATTTAATTGCAGGTAATGAGTAAAGCCTTACACCACAATAATGAAGAAATTACATTATGACGGTGCGAAAGCAGAAATAACGTAAGGATTGTATAAGGTCAAAAGCCTAAGTACAGTAACAATCTCTGTTCATGCAGCTAAGTACCCTAACGTTATCCTAGACCATAGGACAGTTTAAGTCGAGGGTAAAAGTTCAACGACTATTCCCCATATGGGGTTGCAACAATAAAATAAAGGTGGAAATCCTGAATAGTTGCAACAAAAGAAGTACGGCTCAATCGCAAATGGAGTGGGAGAATAACCCTTAAATGGAAAAGGTATAATTGCTGTCATAAATGACGTGATTAAGAAATAGTCTAAGCTCTATGTGAAAGCATAGGATATGTTATATAACATATAAGTAAATTTGCGACTTACTTTAATATAATTGAAGCAAAGAGGCAATACAATTACTGCATTGCTTACGAATATGAGTCAAGCGGATAAAATTGTTAATGACTCAATAGGCTCTGCTGGGTCTGCTATGTCAGAGTATGAAAAATACCTTGACTCTATTCAAGGAAGAGTGCAAGGTTTTCAGACAAGTATTGAAAATTTGTCAGCTACTCTGATTAATGGTGATTTAGTTAAATTCGGTATCACCAGTGGAACACAAATTATTGATGTTCTTGATAATCTCATTAGTAAATTCGGTGTTTTAGAAACACTTATTCCTACCGTTATGGCAGGATTATCATTCAAAAACGTAGGTAAACAATTATTAAAGATGCCAACTTATGCACAGCCACAAACTATATGTGCATAGGTCACACACGTTTTAAAATAAGGTTGCCAAATTGCTGGGAACGGCTAAAGCTTTGCAACTACTTGTAACAATGGTATTACAAGAGTGAGGAAACTCGGAAACAATAGCAAAGATAACATATGCTGAGATAAAAGCCTATTATACTATTACAATAGGTGCTAAGTGTTGTTAAAAATGTCAGGTCAGCAGCCAACCCCTATCGGGAGATACGGACTAGGTTCAGAGAGTAGACGGTAACTATCTTGTGGCAAGATAAAGGTGTACTCCAACTATAGGTAACACCTATAGCGTTTCCAAAATGAATTATCCCTCATTTATTTAGTTTTGCCCTTTAACAGTAAGGGTGGGATAAAACTGTTATTAATCATTTTGCATAGTGATTTATTTTACACTATTCATTTGTGTATGTCAACACTAAATTTGTTCGTTAATAAAAATTTTACATTTATATTTACATAATGTTTGTTAATGTAACCAATATATGGCTTGACATTAGTTCCCAAAATGGGTATACTAATAATAGAAATATGCGTTAGACGCATAAATTATTATTCTTACGCATAATTTATTAGTTATACGCATATTTTAGGTGCTTGCCCCTATAATATAATAGAGGTGATACCGCATGGGAGAAACTAATAACAAAAAGAATGTACGTAAAAAGAAGGAGAAAAATAATTCAATAAAGCACTGATAAATAAAAAACAAATAAAAGGTGATGAGAAATGCTAAAGAGCTACAAAACAGAAATAGACCCAACGCCTGAGCAGAAGCAGCATATAAACCGAACTATCGGAGTATGCAGGTACGTTTACAATTTCTATCTTGCTTACAATAAAGAGATATATGAAATTGAAAAACGTTTTGTGTCAGGAATGGTTTTTTCTAAGTGGCTCAACAATGAATTTATACCTAATAACCCTGACTTTCATTGGATAAAAGAGG